GTGACTGTACCGCCTGCTGTCCACAGGATAATTGCCTGTCGAGCTTGGTTTGCTGCCAGCGTGGTCGTTGTTAGCGTTACATCAGAGTCTGACGAAAGGGTGGTTGTCCCGGCAACGGCTGTATCCAGCAGAGCGGTTATAGATACATTGACTGTATCACCCCATGTGCCAGATAACTCTCCGGTGACCGGGAGCGCCAAACCAAGAAGTGATGTTGCTGCTGTTGCCATTAAATTCTCCTACGTTGCAATATTTTGCCAAGTGGGTGTCTGCGGATTCGCTATTACACCCCATGCGGGTGTTTGTGCATCTGCCACCAAGCCCCATGCAGGGGTTTGCGAAGCTTCTATCACCCCCCATGCAGGAGCTTGTGCATCTGCTACCAAGCCCCATGCAGGGGTCTGCGAATCATCTATAACACTCCAAAAAGCAATCCCAAAACTTTCCACGGCCCCTGCTGCGGCCACCCCTGTTAAAGCAAGTGAGTGGCTAGGTGCTACTGACCCCACCGCCCCGGATACCGCTACCCCTGTTAGGGCTGGGGAGTGTGCTACTCCCAGTGTTCCTACCGCACCCGCAGACGCTACACCTGTCAGGGCTACCGAGAAGCTGGGAGCCACCGCCCCAACAAACCCACTGGCAAATGCCCCTGTCTCTACTAAAATATATGACGGTACTACCGTCCCTACCGCGCCTGCTGCCGCTACACCAGACAGGGCTACCGAAGTGCCTACTGCAACTGTCCCAACAGCCCCTGTTGCCACATTTCCGGTCAGGGGCATTGTTATGCCTATACCAACTGACCCTACCGCTCCTACCGCCGCTACGCCCGTTATGGCACTGGCGGTGCTTGCCACAACTGTTCCAACTGCCCCAGATGTCACCACACCTGTTAGAGCTACCTCAACACTTACCGCAACTGACCCGACGGCTCCCGTTGCTTCAACACCCGTGATGGCTAGTTGGCCGCCACCCCAGACACTGCTACCCCATGTGCCGTCACCCCAGCCCAGAGACATGACATTAGGTTGTTGACAACCGCAGGAGCGCTGTGGTCGTTGAGCTAGTCGGCATGGTCAGCGTGAAAACACCCGCCGTAATCGTCTGGCTGCTAAATGTGTGCACGCTGACCGCCGTATTGCTCTGCGTAGAGTTGTAGACCAGCACTGCATCAAAAGCTGCGAAGGTCACGGGTGTTGCACTTGCCCCATAGACAATGCTTGCCGAAGGCGTCCAGTACCCCACACCCGCAGTGGCTGAAGTATTAGTTGCTACCGGCACATTGGCGTTGGTGATAACTTCCCCACCCGCTGTGTAGTTGGCTGAAGAGACTTCATTGGATGCGCTGTACGCCGTGGTCGAGGCGTTGATTGTGGCTCCGACAAGGTACAGAGCCGCTTTAAACGTGTCTTTGGTAGGAGCGGTCAAGCTAGTCCTGCTGGTCAGCGTGATGGTTCCGAATTGGTGACCGCCATTGAGCAACTGGCCCAAGAATGAGGTACACATGCTCTGGGTGTTCGCCATAATTTATCCTAGTGAAGCTGCTTCAAGACCTGCAAACATGGACTTTTTCAGAGCTACATGTGCAGAACGGTGTACCAATTCGCCATCCAACCAGTACTCAACCCATGTCGTGGTTTCGTTGTCGTTGTCTACGGTGCCTTCCCGCTTGTCCAGCAGGGCTTCGTCCAGCAGACCTTTGGTAGTCCAGATTTTTGTTGTGATCATGGTAGCCTTATCAGTGCGGTGGTGGATGAGTTGGTTGGCATTACAACGGTGAACGATGAGGTGGTAGTTTTATCCGCGCCAAAGTCCAATACTGCCACCGATTTGTTACTCTTGGATGCATTGTAAATCAGTGCCCCCCGTGCTGTAAACGCGCCGGTAGTCCAGACAACATTGCTGAAGTTTACAAAAGCAGTGGTGTCAGTGACACTGACCGAGATGCCGGTCATCACCTGACCTGTTGCGGTGTAGCCTGTACCTGTAATCTCCCCCGTTGCTGTGTAAACGGTGGTAGCTGCCCCTATATCGGCGTTGGCTGTGTACAGCGCCATATAAAAGGTGTCTGTGGAGAAATTGTGCACCGCCTCAAGCAGTTGCTGCTTGAAGGATGTGGTCAGGGTTTGGGCGATGCTCATGTTACTGGAATCCTAACTTGACCGCTCCTATAACTATCCTGTCTTTCAAGCCCATCGCCCAGACGTTTGAGTTGCCCCATTGCTTCTTTGTACTTGCCGTCATACAAGGCAATCATGTCCGTCTCACCCTTCATGTAGGTGTAAGCTTCAACCAGTGTCCCGTACAGCAGCACAGGGTCGTAGTTGTCACTGAGCCACGTAGTCGACGCGGTAACGATGGACTCGGGGTAGTAATAGTAGTGAAGCTCCATGCTGTAGGCAGCGTCTGGAGTAGGGCCGATGATGAACGTGAGTTCTGTCGTAATCACACTGGAAGCTACGGCGGGGCCAAACAGGGCGTAGTACTTGGGCGACCCCGTGGATGTTGGCTTGGGGTACGCTTCTCGGATGAAGTTTACGTCCTTGTTCAACAGGTATGAGTACGCCCCCGTAGCCGGGTCTATTGCCGCCAAAGAGTAGGAAGACAGAAAGTCATCCGGGCAGGCCAGATACTTGTTACTCGCCGTTGTAATGCCCGTCACATTCTTACGCAGTGCTGGAATCTGTACGGTGTTGTAGATGCGTTTCTCTGCCTGCGTGATGAACAGGTTCATGTCCACCGTAGGAAAGGTGTTCTCCGTGTAGGAGGAGACCGCAGAAACCAACGCCGCGTAGTTCATGCCATCGGGCCTCGTGCGGTGATGCCTTTAGTGGCTGCGCCATTGCCGCGAGTCACAATACCCGATGTCTTTACACCGGGTTGCTCTTGGTTGGTGATGCGCCCAATCGAAGCACGAGCATTGTTCAACATGCTCATGTCTTTACCCTTGCCGGGGTTCGCTTCCACAGTCACGGCTTTGCCAGACATGGTGTGGGGTTTGGCGTAGGCTGCTGCCTGTTTGTTGTTGATCATCTTAGCCTCCGCGACCAGATTTCTGGTTCATCACTTTAGCCATGCCACGACCATACTTCATCATGTCCATGTCCGTTTTGCCGCCTTTGGCAAACTTGGTCATGGGCTTGCCGGGATGTAGCCGCTTCTCGTGCTTGTGCACGGCCCCGGCCATCATCTTCTTGTCCTGCTTCATGTCTGCCTTGTCCATATCAACTCCTAGGTTACTGTAACTGAGCCAAGTTCTAATTCTGCCACCAAGTAGTTGGGGGTCAGTCCGTCATCGTTGGCCCTAGACCCGCCTACCGGGTTCCAGTTCCACTGAAATATCCTGCTTCCTTCACCCGGATTTCCGTCTGCCAGCAGGCCAGAAACCACATAGCTCAAGTCCCTGCGTGGATCGCGCAAGCCCTGTGGGTCATCTACCGGGTACATCCCCAACTGCAACTGCGGCTGGTCTGGTGTCCAGCAGGTTGGGCACACCAGCAAGTTGTACGTTTTGGTCTTGACAACTTCCTTCTTCAATTCCTTCAGCTTGTAGCGGAACCCGCAGCGGTCACATTCCGCTATCGCATTCTTGCCTGACGCAAACCTGTTGCCCATGATTAGCTCATAAACATCTGTCTTGGCACAAACCGCACCGCTGCTTTCTCGCGGTCTTCATCTTGGGCAAACTGCCACGCTTCGTCGTATTGTGCCTTCAAAACCTGCAGCCGTTCCATGCCGTTGGGCAGCTTGAGCGCCAAGTAGTAGGCCAACCCGGCTGCTACGCAGGGTATAAACCGAAACGGAACATCCATCGTGTCAGAGCCGTCTCCAGCGTTCTGGTTCCGACGCAGCCGCCAGTACACGAAGGTGTAGGTCTGGGAGCCATCAGGAGTGGGCCAGACGGTGATTGCAGGGGGGTTTGATACATACACCGCTGTGGTGGTCGTATGCGTTGCTGCGGTGGTGTTTGCCTGCCCTCTGGAGCAGGCCGTCAGGACATTGCCCACAATGTAGCCGTAGTAGATGATCTCGTTGTCCACCTTGATGTACCCGGCAGCAGCAAGCCCCACGACAGAACTCAGGGTGATGGTGGTGGCGGTGGCCGTCACGGCCCCGTTGAGGGTCAGCGTTGTGGCAGATGTCTGGCCTGAGTTGCGCTGCACCATGACCTGAATGGGTCTGGCTTGGGTCAGTTTGTTGGGTAGCGTAGCGTAGGTGCTAACACTGATACGGGTGATGGTCAGATCTGCTTGGTTGGAGGTCGAGTTGGCATCGGTGCGAATGACATGCTCAAGCAAGTCCACGGTATCCACCGGCAGCGCGTAGGTGTTTAAACCTTGAGTCAGGGTGAACGACCCCTGCTCAATCGTCCACATGTTGATGCCACGGTTAGCCCAATCCGCAAACATGATGTTGAGAGAACGCCGCGCTGTACGCATGTCATACCCGGAGCGAAGCTCAGACCCCGCACGTTCAAATGCGTCTTCTATGACTTCACTCAAGTCCATGTCAAAGTTAGCAACGCCTGAAGTAGTCATTATCTGAATCCTGCGGTTTTCTTGGCAATTGCTTTAGGCTGCGCTACGAACTGTTTCCCACTGGCTTTACCTGCTCTCTTGGCTTTGGTCGTCGCAGCGTACTCTGCGGGGCTGAGAGACTTGATGGCCGCCTCGGGCAAATACCGTTCCCCCGTCTTGGAAGACGGTTTACCAGACTTGGTGCGCCACTTCTGGTCGCCCCAGTCCTTGAGGGATTGCTGCGGTGCTTTCAATCTCGGTAGCCCCCGCCTGCTTTTTTATAGCGCTGCGCTACCATCTGTGCTTTTCTGGCTGACCATTCCTTAGCGCCTGTGCCTGCTGTGGCTTCTGCCTTTACGGCGTTGAAAATCCGTTTACGCAGACCCGGTTTGGTGTAATTGCCCGCCTCATTGACCTTCGACTTCACCTCCCCACCCTCGGCATACTGCGTGAAGTCCGTGTCGTCACGGCGCTTCTTGCGCTTGCCGGTGGGCATCTTGCTGGGGTCAATGGCCCCCATGCCACGGGAGGCTCTCATTTAGCACATCCGCCCACGGGTTTTGCCGCGCTGGGCAATCCCGTCTGCACGAGACGAAACGGAGCCGCCTTTGGCGTACTTCTTGACCACACCGCCTTTACGGAACGTCGATGGTTCCGACTCGTCTTGGGCGGTTTTGTACTGCTCTCGGCTCTGCATGTAGTCTTCTTTACTCGTGGGCTTTTTAGCGTCGTCCTTGAGCATTTTTGCTGTTGCTCCGGTCCTCGTGTTGCGGCTGTAGTTGCTGCTCACCACATCGGGCCCCGCATTAGACGGCTTACCCGCACTGTCATAGGATGGTCCGCCTCGGGTACGCCCGATTTCGCGGGTGCGCATGTCACCCGGATCAATTGCATCAGCGGCATCCTGCTCGGTTTTATTACGCGCCTCGCCACGTGTGGGGTCTGATGCCAAATTGGTGTTGTACTTTTTACCGTTAAAAGTAAAGTTCTTGTCGCCCGAAGCACGGGCTTCACGAAAAGCTTTTCCAAATGCACTGGTAGCCATAGTGTTCTCCTGTTAGCAGGCCATGCCGCCGCTTTTCATTTTGATCTGCTTGGCTTTGGTCTTGCCTTTGGAAGCAACACCGTCAGCCGCACGGACAAAGCCGCCAGTTGCCATCTTTTTCATGGGCATTTCAGGTTTGGCTCCAGCTTTTTTCTTAGCAATCATTGCCATGAAGCCGGAGTTCATTTTCGTAGCCATAGTATCACCACCTTTTGAAAATTTGCGACCTTTGTCGGCCTCGTTAAAGTCTTTGCCCACGGACTGTGGGACTCCTACTTTCTTAGCGAACGATGGCGAATTGGCAATCGCAGCCATGAAATTGTGTTGTTTCTTACTGCTGGATGGCATTACGCTCTTCCAGTCCACCGCTTAACGGTGTCCGTTTCCCAGATTCGGATTCCCGTCCAGATGATCGTGAACAGGGCTGCAATAGAAGGTAGCATGTCCGCCAATGTTCCAATTACCGTTACGATAGAAAGCGCATCAATGATGTGCTTTGTGGATTCTGTCAATTCGTGTTTCATGTCAGCACTTCCATCTAGCAAGAGCCGCAGCCTTGCGTGTAGGCTTGCCTTTTTCATCTTTCATTGGCCCCGGCATACCTGACATCCGGGCACAGAACGAGTCCTTGCGGGGGCCACCTTGGGGCTGTGGAGCCTTGAGGTTGCTGCCAGTTGCTGCGTTGTACTTGGCTCTGCCCTTGGCAGTCAGACCAGCCCCCTGAGAGATCGGTAGCTTCTCGCCCCGACCAACCGAGAGAACCGGGCCTTTTTTCTTAGCCATAGAACACCGTGATTTTTGCGTCAGTGGGCAAGGTTACGTGAACGTCTGTATAAAACAAAATCCCCTCACCGGGGATAAGGTTTGCAAACGGGTTGTTTGTGTTGGCAGGGATATTGAACTCCAAGCGAATAGTGCCGCCTGAACCGCCATCACGCAGGATAATGTCACCCGCTGTACCGCCAGATAAACATTGATACCCTTTAACCCTAACACGCCCAGAAACCATTGTGCCTGTAGCTTCTACATGCGCGGCTTTTACGTCTGTCTGCATCATAATCAATCTCCTTTAGAACGGGGGCCGAAGCCCCCAAGATCAATTACGCAGAAGCGGGGAACTGCAAGCCGCTAGAGTCTGCAACCACGTACATGATGGTGTACTGCACCGTACCGGCGGTAACCGCAGCTACCGTTGGGGTCATGGTGGCAACCACTTTGACATCTGTGGAGCCAATGCCAATCCCGTTGGGGGAGGCTGTAGAAGCTGCACCGCACCATGCGCCCAACTTAGCAGCGGCATTGCTGACGGCTGCGCGGCCTGCAGTGGTCACATCTGTAGCAGCCCAGTACAAAGCAGCGGTGGTGCCGTCACCAAGGCTTACGTTGGCTGCGGTAGAGCCGGTAAATGCCACAGTGGTGTCGATAAAGATGTCAACAATTTGAGCGCCAGCAGGCAGCACACAGATGGTGTCAGTAGTAGCTGAAGCGGCTTGACCCGTGTAGTTCTTTTTGAACGTCTGGGAAACAACGGTTGCACCGCAGTTTTCAATAGTGCCAACGGTAGTGCCCGTTGTGTTGCGGATGGTGCCGAGCAGCCAAGGGCCGAGGTGAGTTGCGAATCCCATGATGAGTTCCTTACATACAAGATAAGTGCATCAATCGGTATGTCGTCTGCCGGGACAGTTTGATGCACCGGAAAGCCCGGAGTGCAACCAATATATCAGGAATCGGCGGTAGGTGCAAGTTTCTTTGCGTTTCTAGCAGCCATCATCTTGGCTTTCCATACCGGGTCTGCCCACAGGGCTTTTGCTGCAGCAGCTTTGGCAGCTTTTACCTCCGCACGGTTAGCAATCTCCTGATTGTTGGCGGTCTGTTTGGCGGCGTACTCCGGGTCGCTCCACTGGGCTTTAGCCTGTGCGCTCGTCTTGGCTTTGGACTTGGCGGTGCTACGGGCCTTGGCAATGCCTTCCTGCCGCTTTACACGGACCTCAGGATTAGCCCAAGCCTCCGCACTGCTCTCGGACTTTGCTGCGCGGGCTTCTGGGGTACCCTGCGCTGCTGTTTGGGCGGCGACCACTTTGGCCCGGTACTCGGGACGTTGCCAATGCTCTATAGAAAACCTACTATCCACCGCTTTATGCGCAGCGGTTCGTATAGCCCCGCTACCGCCTTCACCGCCATCGGTTAGGTTAAAAAGCGTGCCCATCTTGAGGTTGCGCCGCCCGTACAGCGCAATAAGCTCGATCTCCTTGGCAAAGGCTTCGGCTTCGTCCTCCGTTTCAAACACCCTCTGACAAGGAGCTACAAGATCACGCTGCTTTAGGTGGGATATGAAATCCTGAAAGGGTTTGTTGTGCGACCCCCTTGACCAGTGGGATAAGTCCCTATCCCCCGTGCCCTTACCAATGTATACGGGCTGGTTGTTTTTGGTTGGACGGGGGTCGCGGTACACGTAGACATAAAACATAGCAGCTCCTAGAGTTGGAGCCTAGTATACCATAATGGACGGAGAGTTAGCCGCAGTTATCGTAAGTTTACGAATTTTCTAGCCTGCGCGTAACCAAACAAATAGCACAAACAAAAACAAAAAAAGGGAGCCGAAGCTCCCTTTTTTATAGCAACAAACCTAGGCTGGCTGCGGGTTTGCTCAGGTTGAACCCGGCGATCCAAAAATTCCGAGCGGATCCGACCATCCAAAGCTGTAACGCTCACGGGACTTGTAACGTACGTTCCCCGTATCAAAATCCCCGTCCATGGAATTTGCCAACGCTGCACGCTCAAAATGCTTCAGGCCGTTGGGCACATCGGTCATCAGGAACCATGCATTGGTATCAGTCAAGAAGTGGTTGATGCAATACCCTTGTGGGATAGAGCCGTTGTTCTTCAAGGCGTTGATATCATTGTCGGTGGTGCCAACACGGAGATTGGTTTCCAGCAAGCGGGTTGCAGTGAACTGCAGTGCGGGCGGGATGACCAACTTCTTGGGCTGGGCTGCGATCAGCAGGCCGCGCTCGTCCGTCCAAGCAGCGATCTGAATGACTGCGTTTTCCAACGAGGTCTCGTTCAAATCAGCGGCTGTGGCAGGGCGGTTGCTGTTGGTTCCGCCAGACACCAGAGGGTGTGCAGTAGAGATCAAAGAAACCCCGTCACCGCCGACGTATGCGCTGCTAAACGCGTTGTTCAGAACGGCAGCACCCTTGACCTGCTTGGTGTACGCCATTGCACGGGCCAGAGCCTTGGTGTAACGGGCAGACAGCGAGTCGTACAGGTTGTCCTCAACCGCCTCTTCGGTGATGGAGAAGCCCAGAGCGATGGTCTCGTGGTTGTACCGAGCCGTGAACGCTTCCTGTGCATTGTCATAAGCAATGGCAGAACCCTCGCTCTTGACGGGTGCAGCAGAGAAACCGGACAGCTTGGTCTCTTCTTCAAAAGAACGCTCTGACTTTTCAGTCTCATAAATCTCTTTATGCTCCTGCTGGTAGGTCGTGTATTCCAAACCAAACAGAGCATTCAGACCGGGAAGGAGTTCCTTCAGTAGTTGTGCGCGTGAAATTGCCATGATTGATGCTCCTTATGCGATGCTGGTGGCAGCGTAATACTGATGCTGACCAAAGTTGATCTTGACCAGAATCTCGGGGTACTGCATGAACACAATAGTGCTGTTCGACGTAGCAACGGGAGGCTGATTCAAAATGAACGTGGTAGCACCGGCAGCGGCGGCGGTGTCAACAAAAGAGCCGTAAGAAACGTAGTTTCCGTTCGAGTCCAGCGAACCGACATCCGTACCAACGGGCAGTGCGAACGGCAGCGCCGAGCAAGTCACGGTGTTGGTAGAGATGCTGGTGTAGGTTGCAGTGCCCAGCGAAACAGCCGTGTCAGTCACCAAGCCCAGCACGCGAACGGGCAGGGCGGCGGTGGTGGCAGGAGTGTCACTTGGAGCCAAGATTGCGTTCTTGGAGTTGCCCGATGCTGTGCTGCCAGTGTTGTTGATCATAGCCAGATTCTGGCCGATCATGGCGCGAGCACCAGAAGCAACAGCCGTAGTGGCAGAACACACAACGCCCTTGAACACTTGGTCAGGATCGTCCGCAACAATCGCCACGATGTCGCCAGCAGCGGTACTAGCGGGGTAGTACTGCGAGAAGGTCAACTGCTTGGTGAGCGGGTTGGTGTAACGGCAGCCCAAAAAGATGCCGGTTTGATTGCCTGCCGTGCCAGTAGACACAGACAAACGCACGATTTCACCACGAGACAGACCTACGTAATCACCGTAGAAGATTGCCGTGCCGTAGTTGTTCGTAATAGGGTACTCACGAGTGGAACCCGCAAATACCTGACCTCCGATCAAATTGATCGGTTTTAGCCCGTAGGGGGCATCAATCACAGGATATGCCATAAAAAACTCCTAGTTATTTAGAACCGGAACCAAACCCTTGCCCGCGACTGCTTGTAGACTTTCGGTCTGAAAACAGCGGCATACGAGGATCGTTGTTCCGCAGAAAACTGTTGTCCACTGACTCCATCTGTTCCGTTGCGTGCTTGTCGTAGTACTGCTTTCGGGCATCTGTGCGCTCGGATAGCTGCTTGCATAGCATCAGTCCACCGATTTCCACATTGCCGCTAGCGTTACTAGCAATCATCAGTTCAGGATGGTCAACTGCTTTTACTGGCTCCCAACCATCTCGCAGTTGGCGAGACACATTGGTGTGGTGTGCTGTTCCGTTTACGTGCGTAGCAATCCAACGGAACGAG